CTGACCATGGAGGATGCTCGTGCCAAGGGTTATATCAAGGGCAACCTCAAGAAGGAGCAATTCTTCGCTACTTCTCGTCGTGAAACCACCCCCAAGACGATCTACAAGAAGCAGAAGCTCGATCGTGATGATATCCTCGATATCACCGACTTCGACGTCGTTTCTTGGATCCGTCAGGAAATGCGTTTCATGCTCGAAGAGGAAGTCGCTCGTGCAGCCCTGATCGGTGACGGTCGTGAGGCTGACGATGAGGACAAGATTGACGAGACCAAGATTCGTCCTATCGCTACCGATGACGAATTCTACGTTGAGACGATCTATGTCAACGTCGCCGATGCCAACTCCACCTACAACGAGGTTGTGGATCACGTTATCCGTAACCGGTATAAGCTCAAGGGTACGGGTACGCCCAACTTCTACACGAGCGAGTCGCATATCGGTCAGTTCCTCACACTTCGTGAAGAGGACACTGGCAAGCGTATGTATCGCACGCTGTCTGATGTGGCTGCGGAACTCCGTGTTGCTGATATCATCCCAGTCGAGGTTATGGAAGATGAGCCTGACATTGTCGGCATCATCGTCAACCCGAGGGATTACGTTTTCGGCGCAGCCCGTGGTGGAGAGATCACGAACTTCGAAGATTTCGACATCGACTACAACCAGTACAAGTACCTGATTGAGACTCGTCTCTGTGGTGCGCTGACTCGTCCCAAGTCGGCTATCGTCATTCGTTCGGTTGCTTCTGGTGCCGCTTTGGTGGTTCCGACTGAGCCGACGTTTGATGCGGAGACTGGTGCACTTACCATCCCGACGGTTACCGGTGTGGTCTACAAGCATGGTGTGACCACGGTCAACGCTGGTGGTTCGCCGTACACGGTTGATCCTGGTGATACCTGGGTCATCGACGCTACCCCGGCCTCGGCCAGCTACTACTTCGGTAGCAGCTCTGACGACCAGTGGAGCTTCACGGCTGACGCATGACCTGAGGAGTACTGATGAGATTCTACGGAAATGTCGGTTACGGAGAGTCTGTAGAGTCTCCTTCAGATTCTGGTATTTGGGTAATGGAGATAACCGAGTTGCCATATTATGGCGATGTGCTTCGCAATACCAGAAAACTGGAGAATGGCGAAGGTCTCAACAAGGATATTATCGTTAGTAATTCAATCAGTATCCTTGCTGATGGCCATGCTGTTGAACACTTCTTTGAGATCAAATATGTAGTTTGGGAGGGGGTTCGTTGGACTGTGACTAACGTCGAAGTTCAGCGGCCCCGTCTCATTCTCAGTCTTGGGAGTGTTTACAATGGGCCAATTCCTGTAGAGGAGCCCTAATGGCAGCACGTTCAGAACTTCAGACTCTTCTCAAAACGTTATGCGACAACGTATATTTTCAACCACCCGAAACCATAAAGTTGGCTTTTCCCTGCATCATCTACAAGAGAGACTGGGCGCTAACCAACTTTGCGGAAAATCTGCCGTATAAAATCGTCAAGCGATACCAAGTGACGGTTATCGATAGGAATCCAGATAGTGATATTCCACAAGCCGTTGCGGAACTTCCTATGTGTATTTTCGATCGACACTTTACAGCAGCTGACCTCAATCACGATGTTTACAAACTTTTCTTCTAAGGAGAAATACAAATGACTGCACTCACTTGGGACGGCACCGGAGAAAAGATCTACGAAACTGGCGTAGATCATGGTGTCCTTTACATGCCTAACGAAGCAGGCGTCTATGACAATGGTGTTGCTTGGAACGGTCTCGTTACCGTTACCGAGTCGCCAACGGGCGCCGAAGCCAACAAGACGTACGCCGACAACATCGTCTATGGAAACCTGGTTTCCGCAGAAGAGTTCGGTGCTACGATCGAGGCTTACACCTATCCATCCGAATTCGGTTCCTACGATGGTACCGAAGAGCCTACTCCTGGTGTGGTTATCGGTCAGCAGTATCGTCGGGCCTTTGGTCTGTCGTATCGCACGCTGAAGGGTAACGATGTCGAGGGTACGGCCTTCGGATACAAGCTCCATCTCGTCTACGGTCTCACCGCTGCTCCTTCTGAGAAGGCTTACAGCACTGTGAACGACTCGCCTGAGATGATCACATTCAGCTGGGAGGTCAGCTCGGTCCCGACTAACGTTACCGATCTCCGTCCCACCTCGGTTATCACTATTGACTCAACTGAGGTTGACGAAGGTGCTCTGGCCACACTCGAGGATCTCCTCTATGGGACCGTTGGCACGGATCCGTCCTTGCCGACCCCCGACGAGGTCATTGCTATCTTCGAGGGTACCCCCACGGCGTCTAACGTTGTGGTTGCCGGTGCTGTTGACGCAATTGCCATCTCTGGTACGACCACGAATGTTCTGTTCACGGTCGAGGCTTGGGACGGCGACGAATTCGTCGCAGTGTCTGGTGGCACCGCTGTCAACGAAGCAGCTGCGGAAGCACTCGTGCTTTCCAATGGTATTCACAGGGTTTCACTTTCGGCGGCAGCTGGTTACTACGTGCCGGCCGCCCAGGTGACTCCTTTCCAGGTCATCGTAACCTGATAGGCAAGGAGACCAGAGAATGCTTAGTATTATTGTCTCTGAAGAAGAGATGTTCGACGAAAGAACTAACAAGTTCGTGAAGCAACAGATCACAACTTTAGAGCTCGAGCATTCTCTGGTCTCACTGTCAAAATGGGAGTCAAAACATCAAATGCCGTTTCTTTCCTCTGGGCAAAAGACAACGGATCAGATTCTAGATTACATTCATTTCATGATAATTTCCCCGGGGGTAACTCCTGAAATACTTTCTAAACTTAGTCAAGAGAACCTAACGCAGATCAACGACTACATTGAGTCAAAGCAGTCTGCTACTACGTTTGGAATGATGCCTGAGCAGAAGACCAGAGGTGAAACTATCACTTCCGAGTTGATCTATTACTGGATGGTTGCATTCAACATTCCGTTTGAGTGTCAATACTGGCATCTGAATCGTTTGTTCTCTCTCGTTAGGATCTGCAATGTCAAGCAGTCTAAGCCTAAGAAGATGTCTAGAAGTGAAGTCGCAGCTCGTAATCGCGAGCTTAATGCACAACGCAAAGCACAACTTGGAACCACAGGATAGGAGGAACGATGACTACTCTTGTATGGGACGAAATCGGGGCAAGACTATACGAAAGCGGTGTAGACAGAGGCGTTCTCTACCTTTCCGATGGTACGGGTATCTCTTGGAACGGTTTGACCAATGTGGAAGAGCGTTTCACTGGGGCTCAGGTCACTCCGCTCTACTGGGATGGTGTTAAGTACAACGAGATTGTTAGTGTGGCAGATTTCTCTGCTTCGGTCAAAGCTTACACCTATCCAGACGAGTTCCTCGAGTATGAGGGAATCTACGAAGTCGATAATGGCATGTACGTCGGTAGTCAGACACCCGGCTCGTTCGGGCTGTCCTACCGTACAAGAATTGGTAACGATCTTGATTCCGAACTCGGGTACAAGATCCACATGCTCGCCAATCTCAACGCAGTGCCGTCAAACGTAGGGTACAAGGTTAACAGTCCAGATGTAAATGCGATCGAGTTCGAATGGGTCGTTACAGCGATTCCATCACGGATTCCAGGCTATAGGCCTACAGCGCATCTTATATTTGATACAACAAAGTCGAGTGCTGAATTCATTTCCGAACTTGAAACCATTCTCTATGGTGATGAATCCACAGAAGCACATCTTCCCTCGTTTGAAACCCTTGTCAGCCTAGCTGAGAGTTGGGCACCATAAGGAGTTCTCGTGATCACGGTTGATACCTCAGGATCGTTCAAGAAAACGGACGCGTTTCTACGAAGAATGAAGGATGTTACTAGCCGGCTAGATCGCACTCAAGCGCTAGACAAATATGGGATTCGCGGCGTTGACGCGTTGTCGTCTGCCACGCCCATCGATACATCAGAGACGTCTAAGCAATGGGGTTACACGGTTTCAAGAGATAAGAGTGGTCTCACCATCGAATGGTTCAACAACAATGTTGAAGATGGTAGACAGATCGCGATTCTTATTCAATACGGACACGCCACCGGCACAGGCGGATATGTGGTTGGCAGAGATTACATCAATCCTGCAATCCAACCTATATTTGACGAAATCCTCGACGACATTTGGAAGCAGGTGAGAAAATGAGCAGCGTTGACAACAGAGTCGTACACATGACGTTCGATAACGCCAAATTCGAACGTGAGATTGCGAAGACGATCGAATCGATTGGTAGACTCAAAGCCGCTCTTGATTTCTCCAAGGTTAAGATGAACTTGGCCGGCATTTCTGAGCTGTCCAAGATGAAGATGACTGTTGACACTTCACAGTTCAACAACAACATTGCCGACGCATTTCGTGGTATTGAAAAAGTTAAGACCAATCTCAACTTTGGCGCTACGACAAAGAGCCTCAATGATCTTGGTCACGCAGCTAAGGGCTTTCATCTGAATGGGATGACGAGCGCCATCGCCGGCGTCGCTACGAAATTCTCTGCGCTCAGTGTCATCGGTGTAACCGCCCTCGCTACGATTGCTAGCAAAGCTGTTACAGTTGGGTTGGATGTAGCAAGGAAGTTCACGGTCGCACCCATTCTCGACGGTTTCCGTGAGATGGAAACGAATATGAACTCGATCCAGACTATCTTGGCGAACACGTCAAGTAAGGGATCGACGCTCGACGACGTTAACAAGGCGTTGCTGCAACTGAACGAGTATTCCGATCAGACCATCTATAACTTCTCGCAGATGGCTCGAAATATCGGTACGTTCACAGCTGCCGGTGTCGATCTGGACACGTCTGTCAATGCAATCAAGGGTATTGCTAACCTGGCAGCTATCTCTGGTTCCAATTCGGAACAAGCTAGCACAGCGATGTACCAGTTGTCCCAAGCCCTCGCTACGGGGACCTTGAAACTCATCGACTGGAACTCAGTCGTCAATGCCGGCATGGGTGGTGAAGTATTTAAGAATGCCTTGTTCGAAACGGGTAAGGCTCTTGGTACTATCGCCGACGTTCCAATTGGTAAGACACTTAAGGAATGGGAAGACTCTGGTAACAACTTCCGAGATTCACTCCAAGATGGGTGGATTACGTCAGAGGTTCTGACCACGACACTTCAAGCATTCACTGGTGACCTTGATGAAGCTTCGCTCGTTGCTCTCGGATATACCGATAAGCAAGCGAAAGAAATGGTCAAGCTCGGCGCACTGGGTAAGGCTGCCGCGACGGAAGTTAAAACGCTTACTCAGTTGTTGGGCACAGTCAAGGAATCTGTTGGTTCCGGATGGTCACAAACATTTGGAATCGTATTTGGTGACTTCGAAGAGGCTAAATCTCTGTTCACCGGTTTGAGCGAAGCGATTGGTGGATATGTCAAAAAGCAAGCTGCATCTCGCAACTCTCTCCTCCAAGGTTGGAAAGATCTTGGTGGTCGTGATCGGTTGATCAAGGGCCTACAGGATGGATTCTTCGCCCTCAAGCGGGTTCTCATCCAACTACGCCTAGCTTTCAGCGACGTATTCCCGAAGATCACATCTGAACGACTCTTTGAACTGACTGACAAGTTTGCTCAGTTCACAGAGAATATGAAGCCTAGTGTTAAGACACTAGAGAATCTTCGTCAGATCTTCGAGGGTTTCGCTGCTGTAGTTGAGATCGCCAAAGAGGTTATATCTGAAGTCATCGGTACGTTCCAAACACTGTTTGCTGCTCTTCGTGAGGAGCATGGTGGTGGAATCCTCGATTTCTTCCTGGATTTCTCTCAGACATTGCAGGATTTGAAGACTCGTTTGGTCGATGAAGGTGGTATTGCTGAGTTCTTTGATGATCTCACGGAACGCCTTTTGCATCCAATTGAGTCTCTAAAG